CCTGGGTGGTTGTCATACTCAAAGGGGGGAGGGTGGTCAGTTGGGTCGCACCGGGCGGGGGGCCCGTCGCAACCGCTGCTAGCGGCGGCAATGCCGCCGATGCTTGACGTGATGGGGGTGGTTCCCATCCCGCCGTAGAATCATTCAATTCAGCAATCAATCCCTCTAGCGAATGGAAGCCATCGGCAAGTCCTATATCTATCGCTTGCTGCCCCATAAATACCTTCCCATCAGCCATGGCTAACGCCTGCTCATGCGTCACACTACGATATTGAGCAACAAAATCAACAAAGATTTCATAGATCGCATCTACCTCTTCCTGGATAGATCGCCGACCTGGGTCAGTCAGGGGCCCGTATTGGCTCGCGATTCGCTTGTATTTTCCAGCCGTGATCTCAGTCGTCTGGATCCCGGCCGCTTCCTCCATCCTGGAGATGTTGCGATGGGTGGCGACAATACCTATAGAGCCCAACCGATCCACCTGGCTGCCTAGGTAGACTTTGCTCGCCGCTGAACCGATCCAATACGCGGCGGAAGCAACCAGGTTGTCGCTCAGGGTCGCGGTCGGCTTTAACTGTCGAGCCGCAAACAATGCCGACGCTGCCCCCTCAGTCCCAGCAACCGTTCCGCCGGGGGAGTCAATATGCAACAGCAACGCCCGAACTTTTTTATCCTCAACCGCCGCTTTGATGTCTCTCGTCAGCAAATCACTTGACGTGCCCCCGCTCACCTCCTGCATCAAACTCATGCGCTGCGCAATCGCCCCCCGTACTGGGATCACCGCCACGCCATTGCGCACCTCATATCCACCAGGCACAGGGCCCGACAGGGGGGCTCCACGCCTTGCCTCCAGTGCCGCGATATCCGTCCGATCACCCCGGAGATGCGCACCATAGATCTGCCGCATCAGCGTCAGATGCTCGGGCAGGATCGCCCAGGGAGAATAAAGGACATCAACGAGATTCATGTTCTTATCATACAGCCCCCGGAGTGTTGCCGTCCATCGGCTGATCTGTAACAGTATCGGCCGGCTTGGCTCCCAGCGGGGGCAGGCCATCACGTTCCCTTGCCCTGGCCTCACGCACCCGCTGCAGATGCTTGTCGTCCCAGTTGCCGCCATTGAACGCCAACGCCTCTTCGTGCTCACTGGTCAGGAACGCTGCCCGTTTCTCTGCCGCCAACGCTTCCTTCAGCGGATCCAGCGAGCCGGCCGTTGTGCCATGCCAATCGCTGCCGCTCCATGCGTGGCGGATAAATGGATCCGCAAAAAATCCTGGCGCTTCAATAATGCCCAGCGCCACGGCATCAGCCAACCATTCCTGGTATATCGGCTTACACAAGTCAGCCGCGTCATCATAGCGATCTATGCTGATAGTCTGCCACCATTGCTCCCTAGCGGCCCTCGCGGCTGTATAACTAGACTCAAACAAGCCCTTGACTATCTCAGGTGGTATATCGGTGCCCATCGCGCAAATCTTGAGCACGGTCTCCCAGAACTGCTGATGAGCTGGATTCGGACGCCCTGGCGTGGGTGATTCCAGCTTTTCGCCCGGCAACAGATGGATTAGCTGGCCGTCAGTCCATGCCGTAGAATTTTCTCTCGCTGCTATCGCGAGCTTTTTATATTGTTCAGCATCTTGAGTTTCTTTACCGAAAAGCGCCTCAAATGAATCAAAATCCATCATAGCGGCAAGCGTCATCTTTGCCGCATTGCGCGCCCCCGTGATCTCTGATTCTGTATAATCATCAAGACCTTTGATAGTATCTATAATCGACCCAAGACGCGGCATCCCACGGCTTGAACCTGGCCGCCTGATCCTTCTGCGTAGAATAAACTGCAATTCTCCGTTTGGTCCATACTGATCGATCTCCGTCCATCCCTTGTCAGAATTTACGTTGATACTGCCAGGATGATGGTTTGCAATCCAGAATTTCTCTATCTCCCCATCCTTATTTCTTTGCACACCTTCATGTAAAGTGGAGGTATTTATACTTCCATCCTTGTTACAAATTCGATCAGCTTCAATCAGCTGCAACGCCAACCGGAACGGCCAGCCGCCGCGCTCCTTCTTCACAAGTTGAATCCCTACATCACCACTTAGCTCCTGCGATAAAATGGATAACCGCTGCGCTTGGTAGAAGTCAAGCTCACCTGATACTGTTGCAAACTTGCTTGCTGCCCACATGTGAAAACGCTTCTCCGTCTTCTTCTTCCACGCCGCAGCGGCTTCCTCTGTGATCCCCAGCTCTTCATGGTCCACGGCACATTGCAGCCGTAGACCCATCCCGCCTCGATATTCAACATGTCGGTTGATCGCGGCCGATGCTATCGGCGCAGTACGATCTAAATCCCTACAATGTGCCCTCTGATCCCTACGCTCATACCAATCTGTCCCATCAGCATCGCGTAACCCTGGCGCCCACATCCCGAACGCCGAACGCATATAGAGGCTTGAGGTCATCGGCTGCCCCCATGCCATCGGCATAGGCTGATCAGCGATCCCCTCATGCGTGCCCCCAGCCGCACCCGTGGCCGCACCCGCTTGTACAGCTGGCGGCTGGGTCTGTCGTATCCTGCGCTTGCGCGTCATGGCATTGGCACCAACGAACGGCGGCGGGGGCGCCCTTGGGATCTTGCCTGAGCCTCACTCAAGTCCTGCTCAAGCAACTTGATCATCCGCTGAATTTTCTCCAGATCTGCCCTGGTGAACTTACGCAACCCATCAGGCCCCGGCAGTTCATAGCTCTGGCCATTGGACAGCACCTCTAGCTCAGCCTGTCGATAGGCCGCTAGCCGCTGCTCGATTTCCGCAATTGTTGCCATGACAAAATTCTAGCTGAACCTCAGGCCTTTCAGGAGCGATACGCGCCCCTCGCCCTGGGCTCCCTTCCGCCGCGTCATGGCTTGCGCCTCCAGCTGATCCCACATCGTACCGCGTGCAAACTCACGCGCCACTAGATCGACCATCGCGCTCGCATACACCGCCGTATCCAGCGGTTCGTTGCGAGCCCCTGGGGGGTTGTGCCATTCCAGCCTCTGAAATCCCTTGACCATCTTCGGGATCAACCGCTCACACGTCAAACCCTTCAAGAATTCCTGAGTAGCATTCTGGCCAAAATGGATAAACCCAGGGCCAGCCGTTTCGATCAGCAGCTGCCTGTATAAAGTACGTTTTAATCCATGAACCCCCAACTGATATAAAGTCACGCCTGATTTAATTACTTTATTTTTGTAATTTATATCCATCTTCTTGCCTGGACTCACGGGTGGCGCCGTTGCCTTGACAGCTCCACTAATCGCCACCACATTTTCGCGAGCATGCAATCTACAGTATTCATATACCTCATGGGTAAAATGTCCCCCGCTATCAACGCAAGTTCTAGCCACTTCAAAATATCGATCTTCATCCGCATTAAATTGTGTCCTCCTGATCGCATTAACCTGTAGCCATGGGCCGCCATTCTTTGGATTACATTCTACATTCTGCGCTGGATCACCTACAATCTTCTCATGCCATATCAGCCATCTTTCCCTATCACGTCCAAATCCCCATACGGCTACCTCCAGCCAGGTATCCTGTACATCAACCGCACACGTCAGCAGTAAAACACCAGGCGGGCAGTAACCCGTAGCATAAGGCTCCATCTGTGCTCTCTTCATCAATGCATCAGCATTTACCTCGGCAACGCTCTCATCCTGGAACGCTTCAGCCGCTCTCTTGTTAATCCATCCCTTCAGCAACAATGCATCACCTTTGGCCCTCAAAAATTCATTCCTGATTTGATGCCAGCTCAACCACCCCGCTGGCGCATACCATCCCGGCAGGTGAAATCCAGCCGTCTCACCATCCCCCTCAGCTGTCGCACGCCATATCCCACCAGGTAACATTGATTCTTTATGCTCCTCACTTATTCGCGTTTGGCAATGCTCGCACCTGCAAAATACTTCCCCGGCTGGTGTATCCCATACAAAATGTTGACGCCATTGTAAAATCTGACGCTCACCACAACATGGCATCTTTACCGCATACCTCCGCTGATCTGATCGCTCTTCAAATTCCCATGTAATTCGACAAGCTCCCCTCACGCCAGGCGTTGATGTAAGCAACGTTTTTCGATTCGGAAAATTCGTGAGGCGTGCTTCCGCGTTTTCCAACGGATCGCCCTTGTCATCCGCTTCATTTGGGACAGAAGACAGCTCATCTACCCACAAGCAGCCAGCCGGCATCCCCTGGCTAGCGCTTCCACTATTACTCCCAATAATTGATACAATCATATCCCCTGCAAATTCTTTTAAGAACATACTATTGGCTGCATCCCTTGTTTTTACTGACACTTGCCTTTCTTTTATGGAGGGCGTATTATTAAAAAGTGGCGTAAACCTTTGCCGCACCTGCCTCTTCGCAAAACTCTCAGACGGAAACATCACCAAAAATGGAGTCGGGTTCAATACAATCGTCGCCCCCAACCAATTAAGGCCCGCCTCCGTCTTGCCTCCGCTCTGGCTGCCGAACACCATTACAACTCGTTTGATCTTCGTCTCGCTTGGACTCAATAAATTCATCGGCTCCCTCAGGAATGGCGTCCGCTCCGTCCGCCATGGGCCCGGTTCTGAGCTTGACCGCCTAGTCAGCACCCTCTCAGCATCGGCCCACTGACTCACCGTCATATCCGGCGGCGGTTGCAACGCCTCCAGAAACGCCCGTCGATACGCATCCCCGGCTGATACAGGTGCCCAGTTTCCGCTCATCCCATATCCCTCAGCGCACGCAACGCTGTCTTCAGCTCACCATCAATCAATTGACGAATCGCCTGCTGGTCATTCATTGACGCCACACGACCCGCCACCCGATCGGATACAGCCAAAATCGAATCCCGTAATGCCATCGCTAACGTAGCCGCCTCTTGCCTCATCTCTTCAATGCTTCCAACCTCTTGCCTATCCCTCAACGCTGCCACCCTCTGGCGCTCGGCCTGATAGTGCTCCCTCCTGGCCTGGCTGATATTCAGATCAGGTATCTCATCTTCGGGCAGGCTGGCTACCAGCGCCTTTATTTCTCCAGCACTAGGCAGCCTCCGCGATTCCCCTACA